GAAGTCTGGGCTTTATTCTCTCTTTATCCCAATGGAATGGAACTATGAAGGATTTATTGACGAGCACGGACTTCCAGTCTTTGATAGTAGAAGTGATGATGTACGATATGGACCAGACGGTGAATTAATTGATGTTGGCGTTATTGATCACTGGGAAAACGAAGCAGAGGGTTTAAAAGATGATCAAGACGCGTTAAACGAATTTTACAGACAGTTTCCTCGCACTGAAGAACACGCGTTTAGAGACGAGACTAAAAACAGTATATTTAATTTAATTAAGATTTATGAGCAAATTGATTTCAACGAAGGCAGTAGACATAATGCGCATACTACAACGGGCTCTTTTGGGTGGGTTAATGGTGTACGTGATACACAAGTTGTTTTCCACCCAGATCCTGGAGGTAGGTTTAAAGTAAGCTGGGTACCACCAACTCATTTGCAAAATAAACAAATAATAAAAAATGGAATTAAATATCCCGGTAACGATCACATTGGCGCCTTTGGTTGCGATAGTTACGATATCAGCGGTACGGTTGATGGTCGCGGTTCTAAAGGAGCTTTACACGGGTTAACAAAATTTTCTATGGAAGACGCGCCATCAAGCACGTTCTTCCTAGAATACATAGCAAGACCACAAACTGCAGAAATGTTCTTTGAGGACGTTTTAATGGCATTAGTATTTTACGGGATGCCTTTGCTTGCGGAGAACAATAAACCACGTCTATTGTATTATCTACGCCGTAGAGGATACAGAGGTTATAGCATGAACAGACCAGATAAGTCTTGGAAAAAATTATCAACAGCTGAAAAAGAAGTTGGTGGTATACCAAACTCAAGCGAAGATATTAAGCAAGCTCACGCAGCAGCGATTGAAATGTATATCAACGATTACGTTGGGCATTTAGGCGATGGTGATTTTGGAACAATGTATTTTAACGATACACTACTTGATTGGGCTAAGTTTGATATAAATCGTAGAACAAAACACGATGCGTCTATTAGTTCTGGTTTAGCTATTATGGCTTGCAACAGGCATTTATACGCACCAAACCCTAAACAAGAGCGAACACCAGTTAATTTAAATATAGCAAAATACGATAATAAAGGGTACACATCCCAGATAATTAAATAAGTATGGCGGAAAACGTATATGTAAATTTTCCTTCTCAAGCTGTTTCTGATTTAGAGAAGATGAGTCCAGAGTATGGGCTTAAAGTAGCTCGTGCTATTGAGACAGAGTGGTTTAAGGATTCTTACAATAATAGATATAGATCTTCTCAACACAAGTATCATCAGCTAAGACTGTATGCTAGAGGCGAGCAAGCTATACAAAAGTATAAAGATGAGTTGTCTATTAATGGCGATTTATCTTATCTTAATTTAGACTGGAAGCCAGTACCTATCGTACCAAAGTTTGTAGACATTGTTGTTAACGGCATGTCAGAGCGTATGTTTAGTATAAACGCTTATTCGCAAGACCAATACGGTGTAGAGAAAAGAAACGAATACATGGAAGCTATGTTGAAAGACATAGAAAATAAAAAGTTTAATGATCAAACAAAAGCCGTATATGGAATAGATCTTTATAATAATCCTGAAGATAAAAGATTAGATACTAAAGAAGAGTTAGACATACATATGCAGCTTGACTATAAGCAGGCTGTAGAAATAGCAGAAGAACAAGCTATTAACGTATTACTTGATGGTAATAATTACGATTTAATTAGACGTAGACTTATATATGATTTAACAGTTTTAGGAATAGCTTGCGTTAAAACTAATTTTAACTGGAGTGATGGTGCAACAGTTGAGTATGTAGATCCAGCTAATATTGTTTATTCATTTAGTGAATCACCTTACTTTGATGATATATACTACATTGGTGAAGTTAAAACTATACCTATTAACGAGTTAGCTAGAGAGTTTGATCATTTAACAGAGTCTGACTTAGAAGATATATACGCTACATCTAGTCAAAGATATTTAAGAGGCAGAAGAATACACGAAGTAGATAAAAACAAAGTTCAAGTTTTATATTTTAATTATAGAACTCATATGAACGACGTTTACAAAATAAAACAAACTGGCACTGGTGGCATGAAAGCTATTGAAAAGCCAGATACTTTTAATCCACCCGAAGATAAACAAACTAACTTTATTAGACTACAAAGGTCTGTAGAGTGTATTTTTGAAGGAGCAGTTATACTAGGTACGGATAAGTTACTAAAGTGGAACAAAGCTGAAAATATGATGCGTAGCAAATCTGACTTTAATAAAGTTAAGATGAACTACTCATTAGTAGCACCTCGTATGTATGAAGGCCGTATTGAAAGTTTAGTTAGTAGAATTACTGGGTTTGCTGATATGATTCAGTTAACTCACTTAAAGTTGCAGCAAGTCATGTCGCGTATGGTACCAGATGGAGTGTACCTTGACGCAGATGGTCTTGCTGAAGTTGATTTAGGTAACGGTACAAATTACAATCCGCAAGAAGCTCTTAACATGTTCTTCCAAACTGGTAGCGTTATTGGTAGAAGTTTCACATCTGAAGGAGAGCAAAACCCTGGTAAAGTACCTATTCAACAGATCTCAAACACTGCTGGTCAAGATAAAATAGGTACGTTAATAAATACGTATAACTATTATCTTCAAATGATAAGAGACACTACAGGACTTAACGAAGCTAGAGATGCTAGTGTTCCAGATCCTAAGTCGCTTGTTGGTGTTCAAAAACTAGCTGCTGCAAACTCTAACGTAGCTACTCGTCATATACTTTTAGGTTCTCAATATTTAACAGTTCAAGTAGCAGAAGCTTTGTCTTTAAGAATATCCGATATATTAGAGTATTCACCTACAGCAGATGCTTTTGTTCAAGCTGTTGGTGCATTTAACGTAGCTACATTGAAAGACATGGCTGATTTGTATTTATACGATTTTGGTATATTTATTGAGCTAGAACCTGATCAAGAAGAAAAAGCTATGTTAGAAAATAACATTCAAACCGCTCTTTCACAAAAGCTAATTGATTTAGATGATGCTATAGATATTAGAGATATAAAGAACGTTAAGTTAGCTAATCAGTTATTAAAAATAAAACGTAAGAAAAAACAGGAAAGAGATCAAGCAATCCAACAACAAAACATGCAAGCGCAAGCGAAGGCGAATGCGCAAGCTCAACAAGCCGCTGCTCAAGCTGAGATACAAAAAAATCAGGCAAAAGCTCAAACGGAGATTCAAATAGAAGCAACTAAAGCAGATGCTAAGCTTCGACATCTTCAAGAAGAGGCTAGAGTAAAGAAAGAGCTAATGCAGTTTGAGTTTGATTTAAACATGCAGGCGCAACAAATGTCTCGTCAAGACACTATGAATATTGAGCAAATGAAAGAACAAGGCAAAGACAGACGAGAAAACATTAAGCAAAACGCTAAAAAATTTGAGTCTTCAGGTAATGATGTATTAGAAGGCGGGATTAGATTAGATGATTTTAATCCACAAATAGGACAATAATTATATAATATTTTATCATGGAAAATAACCAAACAGACCTCGAGGAAGTAATCCAAGAGGTTGAACAAGAAAACACTGTAGAAGAAACAGTAGAACAAGACCTAAGTAAATTTAAAAGTGCTGATGATCCAGAGGTTATCAAAGTAGATTTATCAAAACCACCAACTAATGAAGTTGAAGAAAACAACACTGACGACACAGGAGTGGCTGGAAGCGATGAAAACTCCGAGCCCACACAAGGTGAAGACGAAGTACAAACGCAAGCCGAAACACAAGAATCAGCTGGAGTACTAGAAGAAGTAAACGAAACAGTTGAAGAACTTAAAGAAGAGGTAAGCGAAGCTATAGATAAAGCACAAGAAGCTGGAACTCCATTACCAGAAAATGTAAAGAAGCTTATTGACTTCATGGCAGATACTGGTGGTGATCTTGAAGACTATGTTAGATTAAACAGAGATGTATCTAGTATAGATGATCAAGACGCTTTACGCGAATACTATCAAAGAACTAAACCGCATCTATCTTTAGATGAAGTAGATTTTTTATTAGAAGATAAATTTTCTTACGACGAAGATGTTGATGATGCTAAAGATATTAAAAGAAAAAAGCTGGCCCTCAAAGAGCAAGTTGCCGAGGCCAAAGCCTACTTAGACGGGCAAAAGTCTAAATACTATGAAGAAATTAAAGCTGGAAGTAACCTCACTGATGAGCAACAAAAGGCAATTGATTTTTTCAACCGATACAATAAAGAGTCAGAGCAGACTAGAAAAATAGCTGACAAACAGAAGGCTGAGTTTACAGATCAAACAAACCAAGTTTTTAACGACAAGTTCAAAGGTTTTGAATATAACGTCGGAGAAAAAGTATACAGGTTTAATGTCAATAATGTAAATGAAGTTAAAGAAACTCAAAGCGATATTAGTAACTTTGTCAAAAGGTTTTTGAACAAAGAAAACACTATGTCAGACGCTAAAGGTTATCATAAGAGTTTGTTTACAGCTATGAACGCAGACGCTATTGCTCAACACTTTTACGAACAAGGTAAAGCAGATGCTATCAAAGATGGTGTCGCTAAAGCTAAAAACATAAACACTGAAGCCCGTAGTTCACATACAGAGCCTCAGTTTAAAAATGGTATTAAAGCTAGAGTGTTAGGCGATGATTCAGATTCTTTACGTTTCAAAATTAAAAGAAAAAAATAACATTTAAAAAAAATTAATCATGGCAATTACTGCAGGTGGTAATTTAAATAGTGTAGCTGCACCAACTAGGCAGACACTAGAAACAAATTACCTAGATTTAGCGTCGTCAGCTGGACAAGGCTGGGCGCAACAATACGTTCCAGATCTAATGGAAGCAGAAGCTGAGGTGTTCGGTCCAAGAACAATATCTGGTTTCCTTGCTCAAGTTGGAGCTGAAGAATCAATGACGGCTGACCAAGTTGTTTGGTCTGAACAAGGTCGTTTACACCTTTCATACAGAGGACATATCGCAAACGCTACTCAGCAAACTGGTAACAGTAACGAAGAAGGTGGTACTTTCGAAATTGACACAGATATCGATGGTAACGCTGTAGGTACTTCTGAAATTGATCACGGTGTTAGAGTTAACGATATGGTGCTTGTAGCTGATAACAGCGCGACAGCACAAGGTATCGTTACTAATGTAACTAACGATCAGATTAGTATCGCTCTTTACGATGCTGGTAACTCTACCGCTACATTCGCAAACGCGGGTCTAGCTGCTGATACTGGCGATACAGCTACATTATTAGTTTACGGTTCAGAGTTTAAAAAAGGAGACAACTACAATGGTGGTACTTCTCGCCAAGCTAACGAGCCACAGTTTAAGTCGTTTAACAACAAGCCTATTATTCTTAAGGACTACTACGAAGTATCAGGATCTGATGCATCTCGTATTGGTTGGGTTGAAGTAGCTGCTGAAGACGGACAGTCAGGATACCTATGGTACTTAAAAGCACAGTCTGATACTCGCGCACGTTTCGTTGACTACCTTGAGATGGCTATGCTTGAATCAGTAAAGACTGTAGCTGCTAACTCTAAAGTTGACGCTTTCTTAGGAACTGACGGTACCACTCTTACTGGTACAGAAGGTTTATTTGCTGCTATCGAAGATCGTGGTAACATTACTACTGGTGTTACTGGTGTTAACGCTGCTAGTGATCTAGCTGAGTTTGATGCTATTTTAGCTGAGTTTGACAAGCAAGGCGCTATTGAAGAGAATATGCTTTTCCTTAACCGTGCTACATCTTTAGCTATTGACGATATGCTTGCTTCAATGAACTCGTACGGTGCTGGTGGTACTTCTTACGGAGTATTTGAAAACGACGAAGACATGGCTCTAAACCTTGGCTTCTCAGGTTTCCGTCGCGGATCTTATGACTTCTACAAGTCTGACTTCCGTTACTTAAACGATCGAGCTACTCGTGGTGGTATCAATGATAGAGATACTGTAAATGCTATTCGCGGAGTTGTTATTCCTGCTGGTACTTCTACTGTATACGATCAAACACTAGGTAGAAACCTTAGACGTCCGTTCTTACACGTTCGTTTCAGAGCTTCTGCTACTGATGATCGTCGTATGAAGACTTGGGTAACAGGTTCTGTTGGAGCTGCTACATCTGCTCTAGACGCAATGCAACTACACATGCTTTCTGAGCGTTGCCTAGTTGTACAAGGTGCGAACAACTTCATGTTGATGAAGTAAACTATATTTATCGAAACTACCTCACCTTCGGGTGGGGTAGTTTTATATTATTTAATTATATTATATTATGGCTAAAAAGAAAAAAGAAGAGGTTATAGAAGAACCTCAAGCACAGGAAACTGTAGTGGTAGAAGCGCCAAAGCCGAAGCCAACTGCAGTTGTGAAAGAAGAACCAAAAGATACTTGGGAAATAAAAGATAGAGTTTACTATTTAAAGAATAATAAAAAGCCTTTATCTTATATTTTAAAAGGTTCAGACATATATTACTTTGACGAAAATCTAGGTTACGAAAGAGAGCTTAGATACACTGCTAACCAAAAAACACCGTTTGTTGATGAAATGAAAGGTGATCAAAGGTTGGAGCATATGGTGTTTAGAAACGGAGCTTTATTTGTTCCTAGAAATAAACAAACACTACAAAAACTACTTTCGTTATATCACCCTCATAAAGACAGGGTTTACTACGAGTGGAAACCTGTTGAAGTCGCATCAAATGAAATTGATATTTTAGAGATGGAAGCTGATGCTTTAATCGCTGCTAGAGATATTGATGTTGATCTTGCAGAAGCCATTATGAGAGTAGAACTTGGTTCTGAAGTTTCTTCAATGAGCTCTAAAGAATTACGAAGAGATGTATTGCTTTTTGCTAAGCGTAATCCTACATTATTCTTAGAGTTAGTAAATGATGACAACGTAGTATTACGTAACTTTGGAATTAAAGCTGTTGAACTAGGTATTATCAGATTATCTAATGATCAAAGACACTTTATGTGGGGATCAAACGATAGAAAACTAATGACAGTACCATTTGACGAACACCCATACTCAGCGCTTGCCGCTTGGTTTAAGACTGATGAGGGTATGGAAATCTATAAGAATATAGAAAAAAGATTAAATTAATAATCACTTAGTTGGGCGGTCACCCTTCGGGGTGATCGCTAAACTATAAAAACGAATTATGGCAGTAAGTATAGACACGGTTTATCAAAGAGTATTAGCAATGGCTAATAAAGAGCAGAGAGGTTATATTACTCCTCAAGAGTATAACTTACTTGCCAACCAGGCTCAGATGCAAATATTTGAGAGCTACTTCTACTTTCTAAACACAAGAGAAAGAAACGAGCCTGATAGAAAAATAGAAGTAGACGAAACAGATATTACAGAATTAATATCTGCAAAACTAGATCCATTTAGATCTATAGCGCCAGTAAGTGGCGGCACTAATTTTCAAAGCACAATATCGGTAGATGGAACTGAGCACGAAGTGTTTCAGACAGGTAGAGTATTTCATAATGGAGACGTATGCCAGAAAGTGGATGTTAATGAAGCTAGACGATATACAAGATCAATAAGACATCTTGCTACTACTGCTAATCAAGGAGCTATTTATTGTGATAGTACTAGCAGCGGTCAAGACATAAACGTGTTTGCTGGATCATCTACAATAGAGTCCAACGTAACTGCAGAATATTTTAGAGTGCCTACAACTGTTGACTGGGCATATGTTGTTGTTAGCGACGTGGCTTTATATAATGCTAACGTAGCTGTGAACTTTGAGCTGCACAGATCGGAAGAAGATACACTAGTTAACAAAATTCTTGAATTAGCTGGAATTACTATAGCTAAGCCAGGTTTATCTCAATACGCAGCTGGTTTGGCAGCTGGCGAAACAGCAACTCAAAATATAATGTAAAATGGGTATATTAAGAACAGATCCGTATACGTATTACGACAATACAAGTCCTGATTTTGGTAGATACCAATTTATCAGTTTAACAGAAATTATAGATTCTTTTTCAGCTACATATGTAGGTAAAGATAAAATTTGCGATAATGTTACTTTAAACGATATTACGTTTCACGCTATAAGAGGATTACAAGAATTAAGCTATGATACCTTGAAATGTACAAAAAGCTGGGAAGTAGAGATACCTTCTAGCTTAGTTTTAGTTATGCCTATAGACTATGTTAATTATGTAGGTTTATACTGGGCTGATGATAGTGGAGCGTTAAGAAGAATATATCCAACATCTAAAACAGCTAACCCGTTTGATGTTAGTCAAACTGTACAAAGTTTTGGTGGCTTTGATACAGGCGGAGCAAGTCAAGATTTGACTAGAACAGCTGCTGATTCAGATGGTAACTTTGGCTCTACTACTTTTGAAAACTATAAGTCAAACACAACTTCTGATATTGGTGATCAAGATGCAGATGAAATAGATGATCAATACGGTGAGTTATTAGGAGGTAGATATGGACTTGATCCACAGTACGCTCAAGCTAACGGAACGTTTTTTATTGATGAAGAACAAGGTAAGTTTCATTTTAGCTCTAGCTTAAGTGGAAAAACTTTAGTCTTAAAATATATTAGTGATGGTGTAGCAAGCAATGCCGCAGGCACTGCTTTAGACTTAAGCAACTCTTTAGTGCCTAAGTTTGCTGAAGAAGCAATATATCAGCACATATTATACGGAGTACTTTTTGCTAAAAAAGATACTAATCAAGGCCTACTGTCAGAGATAAAAAGAAGAAGATTTGCTGAAACAAGAAAAGCAAAAATAAGATTATCAAATTATAAGCTTGAAGAGCTTACGCAAGTATTAAGAGGAAGTTCTAAAATTATTAAGCACTAAGCATGCCAGAATTAAAACGTACATTTTCTAAAGCCAAAATGAACAAGGACATGGACGAACGTCTTGTTCCTAAAGGTGAATATAGAGATGCATTAAATATAGAGATAGCTACATCAGAAGGATCAGACGTTGGTACTGCTCAGTCTTTACTAGGTAATACTCTTCAAAACACTATGAATTCTAATAACGGCGTTTATTTTAGCGCTGATGATGTTACGTCTACCGCTACATGTGTTGGATCTATAGCAGCACCAGATAGAGACGCTGTATATTACTTTGTATCTAACGGTGATTTAAACAATAGCACTGGATATCCTACAATTAGAAAAGATTTTATTATTGAATACAACACTGTATCTCAAGATTTAAAATATGTTTTTGTAGATATATTCGAAGTTAATACTTCACCTAATGCTAACGTTAACGGATCGAGCGTGGTAGCTGTAGAGCTTGGAGCTGGAAACACTACCAATATTACTGGTATAAGAGAAGGTATGTACGTAACTGGTACGTTTACTAACGCATCTGGTAGTAGCCAAACTATACTTGGTCAAACTGTAGCTAACGGTGCTACTTATACAGTAACAAAAAACGATAACGTTAGAGTAACTGGCCAATCATACACTGGTAATAGAACTTATACGCTTAGCGAGACTTTATATTTAGCAGACGCTGATACTATTACGTTTGAAGCAGATAGAGTATTAGAGTTTAATAGAAATGTTGTAATCACTGGTATTAATATATTAGATGACTTTATATTCTGGACAGACAATGTTCATGAACCTAAGAAAATTAATATAGAAAGATCTATACTAGGAACTGGTGGTACTACTCAAGACTTGATTGCTGGTAATGGTAACTTTACTTTTGACGGTAGCACACCTTATTTTCATACGAGATTAGTTCTTGATAAAGAGGCTACACATCAAGTTCTTTCTACCGTTACCGTAAGTGGAGGTGATACTTTGCAGGTAGCTATAACACAAAACACAAGCGGTGATGTAGCTCCAATATACGTAGACTTAAGTCATGTTACAGTTATCAGAAAAGCTCCAACTCAACCACTTGAGCTTGATATGTATAGAACGTCAGTAGCAAGAGTTAGAAATAATGGTGATGAAAATCCTCCATACGCTACTCAAACTGGCCAATCGTATATGCAAAGTGGTAATACGCCTTATGACGTTGGAGATCAAATACCAGTTTCTTTTGATCAAGAAGTAGACTTTAGAGTTGGTGACATAATTCTTATAACATATCAAGAAGACGTTTATACTAATGATTCGTTTGACGATTATCAAATTAGAGCTGAAGTTGTAGATTCTCAAGTTATTGGTCCTAACGTATTATTTAGTACTGGCTTTACAATTAAAATATTATCTATAGACGAAAGCTTAGCTCCATTAACAGATTGGCACGTAAGACTAGAAGACAAAGATCCTTTGTTTAAATTTAAGTTTCCTAGATTTTCTTATAGATATAGATATCAAGATGGAGAATACTCTCCTTTTGCACCGTTTTCGCAGATAGCTTTTTTACCTGACATGTTTGAATACAAGCCTAAAAAAGGTCATAACATAGGTATGGTAAATCAGCTTAGAGGATTAGTGCTAAAATATTACAAGCACAGAGATTATCAATATAGCTCTACTGATTATCCTATATTTCCACAAGACGTAGTAGAAATAGATATACTTTATAAAGAAACAAATAATCCTGCTGTATATACCGTAAAGACTATTAAAAAATCTGATGGTGCGCCTTTATGGCCTTCTTATACAACTACTGAAGACGGAGCAACACGAGCGGAGTTTGAAATAACTACAGATATGATACATAATGTAGTGCCTTCAAATCAACTTATAAGACCTTATGACAATGTTCCTAAGAAAGCTTTAGCTCAAGAGATAAGCGCTAGTAGATTAATATATGGTAACTATACTCAAGGTTATGATGTTAAAAACGATCCTTTAATTCGTGTAGGTATTGACCACCAAGACATTGCTTTTTCTACAAACGTACCTACTGATGGCTTAAAATACGCTCTACCATCAGTAAAAACAATGCGTAAATATCAAGTAGGAGTAGTATTTAGCGATAGATATGGTAGAGAAACGCCAGTTATTACATCTAAAAACGCTAGTATAAATGTACCTAAAAAGTTTTCTGAAAATTTTAATAGATTAGTTTGTAATCTTGATAAAAAAAATGGATCAGTTCCTTCATGGGCTGAGTATATGTCTTGGTACGTTAAAGAAATTACAACAGAGTATTACACGCTTGCTATGGATAGGTGGTATGACGCTGCCGACGGTAATATATGGATATCGTTTCCATCTGCAGATAGAAACAAGCTAAGTGTAGAAGATTATCTAATACTTAAAAAAGAGCACGGTAAAGATAAAGCTGTTAAAGAAAAAGCTAGATATAAAATTCTAGATATAGATAATGAAGCTCCAGATTGGATAAAAACTAAACGTCAAAGCCTAGGTGTAGTAAATAATCCACCATTTCCACAAGGTATTATTGGTAACACTAACGAGGGTTTTCCATTACAAGGGACTAGGCATATTGATATGCCACTTACAACATTTGAAAATGTTTACGGAACTCTTGAAGAAATAAGAAATCTAGAAAATACATCAATAGTTATTGCTGGAGGACATCAAGAGGTTAGCGGCGTAGGTAGAGCAGAATATATAGTTGAGACGTACACTTTACAAGGTGACGACACTGTTAGACTAAGCATAGAAGGATTTTTTGGAGATGAAATAAGTTTTACTACTTTAAATGGAACTTTCCCTACTCACGTTAATAACTTAACGTTTGAACTAGTTAAGCGTACTGCAGCTCCTAGACCTGAGTTTAACGGTAGATTTTTTGTAAAAATATTTAAAGACAGAGCTTTAGAAAAATATATTTTAAGATACGAAGAAGCTGTTAATTACAGTATTAATGAAAGTATAGGACTACGCTATATAAACAATAACGCTTATAGTAATCTTCCTGCGCCTACTGCTGATAATCCTACGCCTTCTATTCCAACAGATCTTAAGTATGCAGCTATGTTTGATAGTGACGTATCGTCAGTTACGGCATCTTTTGCGCCGTCTTACGGTTTAGCAGATAGATCTCAACACCCGACAGAGGCGTTTCATATATCAAATACTCTTGGTGCATATCTTTGGGGTAATGGTATTGCAGCTCACAATGTGTACCGTGAGTCTGTGAAAGACAATCCTATGTTGTCTCTTAATTACGGTGCTTTTCAACACGATCAAAATTTTGATAGTGCTTCTCAGTTTTGGGAATACGTTGCAGAAAGTACAGATGCTTTTATAGACTGCTGTACTGCTTACACGCTTACTGGTGAAAGATGGGACGCAGGAGTTGGTCACCCAGAATGGCCAGAGATAAATACCACCGAGCAAATTAATTCTTATGGTCACTCAGATTCTCCTGGTAGTAGGTATCAACCTAATTTTCCAGCTTGGGGATCTTCTGACTCTCCTCCTATTCAAGAAGGTGTAAACTATATCCACTATAGTTTTTGGGGTTCAAGAGATGGATTAGACATGCCTAGCCAGGTAAATCCTTTTTCTAACAACAACTCACCTGTTGCTAACAGCGCTATAGGTAATGCTTTGTGGGATAATCCGTCTACAATAGATAACTTGTATTTAAGAAATAGAGGTAATCCAAGTAGAGGTATATGGAATAATGGCCGCTGTATGGATATATCTTGGAGCGGTATTAGAGGTGGCTATTGGGATGGACCTAACAACGGTAATTCGTCTCCACCACCTTTAACAGTACAAGACGCAGACTCTAACGAAGCAGGTCAAAACCAGTTCCGAGATAAGATGGAACTGTTAATGAATCCTGGTTGTAAGTTTAGGTTTAGAGATGATCCTGACGCAACTGTATATACAGTAGAAAATAATACTTATCCAGGTTATCCAGAAAACTCTGGCACAGGTAGCGAAACTGACGCAGAAAACCTTAGACCTTTTAACGCATCGGTTGGAGGAACGAGTTATGATTACGGAGTTTGGGGAATACGTAACTACGTAGAAGGTGTACAGTATGATGTTTCATTTTTTACAGGTGATTTTAAAGACGCGTGTAGAGAACTTAGTAATGAACGATGCCTTCGTCAGAGATGGACTGTATGGGTTACTCCACCTATAGGCAGCGGTCCTTCAGGTTATAATCCTATTAGAGGTACAGTAAATGAAAATCCTTATTTGCTAGATGGCGAAACAAGTAATCCTAGATTTAGAAGAGCTTTACATCACGACTTTACTAATTCAACTCAAATAGATATATTAAACGAAGATACAGCTATATATAAACAAGGAACTTTTACTGAAGAGCCTGGCATATGGGAAACTGAGCCAAAAGAAACAGTAGATTTAGATTTATATTATCAAGCTAGTGGTTTAATACCTTTGCATATTACACACGAAAATAATGAAGAGCTTATACCTATAGGCTCTACATTTAGAATACACTCGCAAACTCCTGAAAGTACAGCTTCTACTTTCCACACAGTAACTAAAGTAGAAGATAATAAAATCACTTTTACTCCTGCTACTCACGTATCAGATACTTTCTTACAGCTTGAAGAAGGCGATACTGTAAAATTTACAAAAAGAAATTTTTATACGTTTGAGTTAGTCGCAGACGAAGCTACTGGTCTTAATAATACTACTCTTCATCTTAAAGGAAAGAAAGGTGTAGTAACACCTTTAGATCAAAGAGTATATACTCAACTTCACTACTTAGACTGGAACAACTGTTGGGCGTTTGGCAATGGTGTAGAGTCTGATAGAATAAGAGATGACTTTAACGGTACTCAAATGGATAACGGTGTTAAAGTATCTTCTACAACGCTTAGCGCGATAGAAGAAGAAACTAGAAAGCACGGTATGATATATTCTGGTATATACAACTCTACTTCTGGTGTAAATGACACTAATCAATTTATCGCTGGTGAAAACATAACAAAAGATTTAAATCCGGTACACGGTAGTATACAAGCTCTTTTAAATAGAAACACTAGACTTATCATGTTCTGCGAAGATAAAGTTCTTAGAGCAGATACAAATAAAGATCTTATATTTAATGCTGATGGTAATTCACAGCTTGTAGCTAGCAATAAAGTAATAGGTAGCACAGTGCCTTATAAAGGTAAATACGGTATAGCTACTAATCCAGAATCTCTTGCTGCAACTCCATATGCGGTTTACTTTGCAGACGCTATGAGAGGCGCGGTATTGCGACTTACTAATGAAGGTATAGTTAATGTGTCTGATTTCAATATGAAAGATTATTTTGCAGACATATTCTCGTCTTATGTTGATAGAGTTATAGGAACATATGACGACAGAAAAAAGGAGTATAATATTTCTATATCTAGAGCTTACGAATCTGGTGATTCTCCATTTAATCAAGTAACAGTTTCTTATAGTGACAAAGCAAAAGGCTGGACTAGCTTTAAATCTTTTTATCCTGAGTCTGGTGTAAGTATAAATAATCAGTACTATACGTTTAGTAGAGGTGAAATATATAGACACCATAGTAATGATGAAAGAAATAACTTCTACGGTGTAGCTGCTGCAAGTCAAACATCAAATACTATTTTGCCTTTTGACACTAGTAACGCTACTACAGGTGACTCTTCTATTACTGTGTTATTTAACGATAGACCAGAGGAAGTAAAGTCTTATATGACTATAAACTACGAAGGTAGTGAAAATAGAATACAAGAGTTTGATACTCAAGTAGCTAACTTTTATAACAATAACTATGAAAGCAACGATGGGTTAGTTTCTACATCTGTAACTGATGGTGAATACTATAATCTTGACGCTCAAGCTGGTTGGTATGTAGATAACATAACTACAAATTTACAAGCTACAGAAAATATATTCTTTAAAAATAAAGAAGGAAAATACTTTGCATATCCTAAAGGATCAACAACAGGTTTTGAAAGCGTAACAGTTAGCTCTGGATCAAGTGTACCAAGTATTAATGAAGTAGCTTTAAATAAAGAAGCTAAAGATTTTACTGTTCAAGGTTTAGGTAACGCTAATATATTACATAGCGATTCCAACGCTAAACCAACTATATTTATAAACGTACAAAATAACGTATCTAATACATATAAAAAAGACGGCGGTAGTTCTGGTAGTGAGTATGATGCTACGTCTGATTCTAATAGCTGGAGAACAGATCCTTCTGTTTTCTCCACTTGGTACGGTCTTGATGATACTGTAATACCTGCAAATCAATCTGTAGATTTAACAATAACACCCGTACTCGCTGGAAATATATATAGTGGTATACCTGTTTCAGCTAGTAACTTTAAAATTGGTGGAGCTACTTATAACTCAGGAACGAATACGTGGTCTGGAGGTAATATGGATTCACCAATAGCAGGCGTTCAATTTACAGATAACGGTGTTGCTGGAGAAAGCTCTAATACTGTAAATGTAAAATGTTTACTAAACACAGCTTATACTACTGATGGAAATCAAACAGTATATATTGATATTGATCAAGTTGTTGTAGACGAAGGTAGAAGAAGATCAGCAGGTATAAAAACAGTATATCAAATATATGGTTCTGAAGTACAGACTGATCCAACGGTAGCTAACGGTAGAGTGTTTGATTTAACAGATATTACAGAATCTGGATTTCAAAGCGGATCTAATCCTCCAGCTAATCCTTTGCTAGGGCCTTTAGATCAAGTAGTACCAACTAGCATTATAAATAGTCATATAGCAAACAATCTTGATCCGTTAATTACTACGCCTCAAGAAATAGCTAAGATTAGATTTGAAGCTACTAGTCCATACTATTACTTAGCTGGGCAACAACCATACGTAGATTTTGAAATACCTAGCGGTAGCCCATTAGAACCTTATTATTCGTATGAGGTTACAGACCATGTGTATACTACATTTACAGGTATTGATGGATCGTTTTTAACTGATTTTACTGTTAGAATATTTTTTACTATACCTCAAGATCCTGAGCTATGGAATGATTTGTCAAATATACAATACTTATCTCACATTGCTAATATTGTATATACACCTTTGTTAGGTCCTACAGAGCCAAATCATATAAAAAGTGTTACATATAGTAAGTCTTGTCCAAGTGAAGGTGGTGAAAAAGAAATAAAAGTATACGGAGAACAAGATACTACATATAAAGTCTGCGTTGAAAAGAAACAAAGCAGAACGTCTTCTAATACAGTTGCTACTGGTGGATATTACAATTTTGAAAATCATAGTTTTCAAGATGACAAATATGATGTAGTACAAAAAATCAAAAAAGGCGGAGTTAACTCTCACTACTTATGTTTACCTAAATCTACATCAGATGTTAGGTATGATATTACAATAGTACCTGTAAACAGTCCTAGTGGCGGAACTGCTACTGTAGCTAGCGGTGTTCCAACAGTACCTGGAGACGCTACTTTAACTCAATATGGAGAAAGAACTCTTACGTTAACTCCTGTTAGCGATAGCAGCTCATATGATACTATGCCTACTCAAGCTATAAGTAGGCCTGTACAAATACCTAGATACAGCTATAATGAGTCTTATGGTAAATCTGTTAATATTACTGGAGGTACTGCTGGTTTAAGTACAACTGAACTTAGTCTTGATATTCCAAGTGAAGACATAAGAACTGGTATGTTAGTATATGATCCGTTTGGTTCTAGTACAATACCATTACAAACAACTATAACTAGAATAGTAGATGAAGTTGTAACTTTATCAAACTCTGTAACAGTAGCTGATGGTACTACTCTTCGTTTTACTGAAAACAATGGTACGCTTACTCCATTTAGTTTAACTGTACAACCTGCTGCTGGTAAAACAATAAGCTTAAAATCAGATAAATCTTTTACTAACTCAATTAATGCTAGATCTTCGTTTGCTTTTTCAGTAACTACAAGCGGCTCAAGCACTACACTTAGAACGAATAAATCACCGCGAGGTGTTGTGGCTGGTATGAAACTTTACGGTAAAGATATAGTTAGCACAACGCTTGACGAATATGGCCCATTTTTAACTGTGCAATCAGTCGGCTTATCAGCTAGTACAATCATTGTAGATCAAGCGCAAAACCTTTCTACTAGTACTGAAGTTTCAGCTCAACACATTAAACCTGATTCAAGTTCAGAATATTCTGCAGGAACTAATGAGGATTACGCTTCTAGCACTTTTAACAAAGTTATTCCAAAGCATGTTCAAGCTAAAATTGAAGATGGTAACTTAATAGTTGAAGGATATATACAAATTAAAAAGATAGGTATTGATACTCCTATTAATATTCACATTGACGACTTTGCATCAATAAATTAATAACATGCCATACGCAGAATTAACATTTACAGCTCCATTGAACGTGTCTTGCCAAGTAGGTGATACAGCCTATTATTGTAATACTAGCTCAGGTACTAGCGCTGATGGAGGATTTACTAACCAGTCAGGAAGCATAGTAGAAATAGGTGAGATAAGAGAAATAAATAATAGAAATAGTAATACTCCTACAATAAAGGTAGAAACTACACTGGGTTATTCTGAGTTAGGCAGCGCTGCTGGTTTGTCTAATCAATTTATATTGTTTAACAAAAACAATAAAGCAAATCTTAGTTCACCTGCTGGATATTTTGCTAGTGTAAAACTAGTAAACAACTCTAGATCTGAGTCTGAGCTGTATTCTGTTGCTATGGAAGTGTTTGCTAGTAGTAAATAAATAGTAAAAAGTGTAACTATATATTAGTAAAATTTAATTAAATTTATGGCTAATAATAGTTTAAACAAAAGCAACAGTCAATTAGTAAAAAACTTTAGATCTTCTATAACAGAATTAGAAAATAAATTTAAAGAAGCTGCTGACGGTAAAAACATAATTGTAGGTACTAGTGATAATCCTATAATACCTAATAGCGATTTATGCGCGTCTGAATCTTTATTTGCTGACGGCGTTTACGCTAGAGAGATGTTTGTAAAGCAAGGCTGCATTGTCATTGGTGCTATACATAAGCACGAGCACATAAGCTTTCTTATGTCAGGTCATTTAACCGTTGTAGATGAAAACGGAGCTTCAGAGCACAAGGCTCCAAGCGTAATAGTAGCTGGACCAGGAATAAAACGAGTTGCGTATGCGCATGAAGACACCATATGGTACAACGTACATAGTAATCCTACAAACACTACTGACTTGAAAGAACTAGAAAAAGAAATAATCGTAGCTAATTATGAAGAATATGATGATTACATTAAAAATAAATAAACTATAATGGCGTGGGCAATGGTGGCAGGCGCTGCAATTAGCGCTACAGTAAGTATAGTACAAAGCACTCAAGCAAATAACAGGGCTAAAGAGCAAGCTGATTTAGCAAGAGAAGCTCAAGAAGAGTTAGATAGAGCTAAAGATCAGTTTAAAACTTTAGACACTAGTAATCCGTACTTAAACATGGAAAACGTGTATGAAGATTTAACTGTAAACAAAGAGGCCGCAGAGTTTGAAAGATCTCAGATGCTGCAGTCTCAAGCAAATACTATGAATCAAATGAGGACTGCCGCTGGATCATCTGGTATAGCTGCATTAGCACAAACGTTAGCTAACACAGGGGCTATAGCTGCACAAAAAACAAGTGCATCTATAGCTCAACAAGAGCAAGCAAATACTCTTAAAGAGCGTGGTGAAGAAGCTAGACTGCAAGGGCTTGAGCGTGAAGGAGAACTTATTAGCAGACAAGCTGAAATGGGTATTATACAGTCTATGATGGGTATGTCGGCTGATGAAATTAACGTAGCTAGACAGGCTGAAATGCAAGCAATACAGCAGCGCCAACAAGCTCAATCTCAAGCTATACAGCAAGGTACCCAAGCTGTAGTAGGTACGTTGGCTTCAGATCAAGTAGGCTTAATAGATGCGCAGCAATATGACGCTGCTATGAATCAGTTAGGTGGTACTGGCTCTGCGTCTCAGTACGAGTTGTTTAATCAGTGGTTGGCAAGCCAAGGAAATCTATAAGACATGTCTAATCATACAACACGATCAGCAAGAACTTTAAACTACACTTTAAACCCTGATACTTTAAATAGAATGAGGGCAGCCAATTTAGCGACTGCTAAAGTAGATTCTATGAAAGCGCCTGGCGGCAAAGGATTTGGTGCAAACATATCACCTGATATTTTAAATGCCACTAAACTAGTTGCTACTACAGCTATAGACTTCAAAAAAGCTTTAGACGAAGGTAAAGAAGCAACGCGTGTACTTAAAGAAAAGTTTAAAAACGCAGAACTTACTGAAGGGTGGAATACAGTAGAACTAAAAGAGCAAGTTACTACAGCAGAAAAAGATCGCCAAACTCGTTATAACATTGCTGTAAGAGATGGTGATAAAGCCGAGCAAGAAAAAATACTTGAAGAGCAGCAGGTAGCTGTTGCAGCATTTGCTAAGCACGATGCTTTGGGTAAAACTATTATAGATACTCAGAAAAACGTAGGTTTTATTGATAATGAAAACGCTTTTCCAACAGCTGATAAATATTTTTTAGGTGAATATGCTGACCCTAGAAATTTAATGATTATAGATACTAACATAGATGGTAAGAAAGACGGTATCACCCGCATGGGCGTTACGTATCAAACAACTGATGCTGATAAACCAGGTTATATAAGCGAGCAAGAAAAATCAGATTTACTTTCAGACAAAAACAGTGGATTCCGTATGATTGACGGTAAGTTAGTAAGAGCATTAACTACATCTGAGGTAACTGACATGCTTGGTAATGCTACGCTACCTACTGTAGAGGCTAATGAAATAGAAAAAAACATACAAAGATTAGAAAAAGAAAAAGGTAAAGCTGAAGATACATACAACTTCAATAATGAAACGATAAGTAGTTCTTTTGGTTCTATGATAACAGAAGGTAATAGCAAAAAGATGATGTATGGTGATTTAAGCATGGGTACTACTTTTGCGCAAGACTTTTTATTACACCCTGATTTTGAAGCAATGGCTATAAACGAAGATGGGTTTAACAATATATCTCTTACAGTACCTAAAGATAATACTGGTAAAGCTCTTGGTGATGCTGACGGAGACGGTATACTTACAGTAAAAGAGATGAAAGCTGCTGCAGATCCTGATGTAAGAAAGCTGATATTAAAAGAATTAGAGAAGCCTGAAAACATTGAGATATTAAAAGCTTACTGGGGTGAGTGGGCTATGCTAAAAGCAAAAGGAAGACTTGATGAAGTTAATAAAGGTGGAGTAGCTAATGTACCTCCTTCGTCTACTGCTGTAACTTTAGGTGGTAAAACCAACAATAATAGATAATTTAAATGGCATTAAATCCAGAACTTGAACAGTTATTAGTAGACTTTGTTGGTACTGCTAGAGCTGATAACTTTAATTTAGACATAACACTCACCAAGTTTCCAGAGCTACAACAGGTTGATCCGCAACTATTAGTAGATTTTGTTGGTACAGCTAGAGAAGATAACTTTGATTTAAACGTTACTCTTCCTAAGTTTCCAGAGATTACTGGTGTAGGCCAAGAAGACAAAGAGCCGGGAAAGACCGAAGGCCCAACGATATACCGCGGAGCTCCGATCGTTGGGTCAGGACAAGGACCTTCAGCTACGGAAGAAGAGGTACAGGAGGAACAGCCAGATTATTTATCAATTCCTATAAAGGATAGAGATTATTCTAGCTTCGATACAGATGAAAAGAAGATCGAACATCAATATAAAATTGAGGCAGAAAGAATTTTAACTAGCACTACAATTGACTATAGTGATAGTTTAGCAAAAGTTCCTGGCTATTCAATGGCCGCAACACTTGAATATAATATTAACGTTGTTGCTAAAGCTATTAAAGACGGTACTTGGGGCGGACAAGATGTAAGACCGCCTATTGACCCAAACGATCCGTATATTCCTGAAGAGCTAAAAACAGAAACTCAAAAGTCAGAGGAAAAAGTTGGTAAAGAAGGATCATCACTAGGTTTTCGAGCGCAACCTGAAGATGTAACACTACTTAACTTTGAAACTTTAACAGGTCAAGACGAAGATCTTGTACTTCGAAAGTTTGAAGAAAGCCCAGATTACCCTGGTTTAAGAATTAATAAAATAGGCGAGCGCGGTTTACTTTTTACACTACCAGACGGATCACAAGTA